TCAAAATACATATGACATCAAGACTGATGAAATGGATGATTCCAATGAGTCACTTGATAGTTTAATTTCTCAATTAGAAACCGCAGAGGAGGAAGACTGTGAGTCTTGTAAGATTTAAGACAAATAAAGAGGAGAGACCAGTGGTCGATTCTATGACCGTGTTCAATGCAGAAGAGGTAGACACTAAAAAACAACCAATGTTCTTTGGGAAACCATTAGGTATTCAAAGATACGATTCTTACAAGTATCCAATTTTTGATAAGTTGACCACTCAGCAGTTAGGATATTTCTGGAGACCAGAGGAAGTTTCTCTCCAGAAGGATCGTGCTGATTATCAGACACTACGTCCAGAGCAAAAGCATATCTTTACTTCTAACTTGAAGTATCAGATTATGCTTGATTCGGTTCAGGGTCGTGGTCCTGGTATGGCGTTTATCCCATACTGCTCTCTTCCTGAATTAGAGGCATGTATGGAGGTCTGGGGGTTCATGGAGATGATCCACAGTCGTTCATACACTCATATCATTAAGAACGTTTATTCGGACCCTTCAGATGTGTTTGACCACATTCTGAATGATGAACGAATTGTTGAACGTGCGATGAGTGTGACTGAAGCATATAATGATTTTATTAATGCAGCACATCATTATGATAGTACTAGTGATTGGCAACACGCATTAGAAGGAGTCGCTTATGCACAAGAAACAAGATATGAACTTAAACGCAAACTCTTCAAAGCAGTTGCGAATGTTAATATCCTTGAAGGTATTCGATTTTACGTATCATTTGCTTGCAGTTTTGCTTTTGGTGAACTCAAACTTATGGAAGGAAGTGCAAAGATCATCTCACTGATTGCCAGAGATGAGAATCAACATCTTGCCATTACTCAGAATATTCTGAAGAAGTGGAGAGAAGGTGATGATCCTGAGATGGCACAAATCTTCAAAGAAGAAGAGCAGTGGTTAATCAATACTTTTGAGAAAACTGTAAATCAAGAAAAACTTTGGGCAGAGTATCTGTTCAAGGATGGTTCGATGATTGGTCTCAATGATAAACTGCTTCAGCAGTATGTGGAATGGATTGCCAATCGTAGAATGAAATCAATTGGACTGAAACCAATCTATGACGTACCCGCAAAGAATAACCCACTCCCCTGGACGGAACATTGGATTTCGTCGAAGGGTCTCCAAGTTGCTCCTCAGGAGACGGAAGTTGAATCCTACATCGTCGGAGGAATCAAGCAAGACGTTACCGAAGAAACCTTTGCAGGATTTAGTCTCTGATTCATATGTGGCATATAGAGAAGCAGCAAAATCTGATGCTTTTCTATTCGGTGATTATGATGGGTATAAAGCATTTGAAGAATTAGATCAAGAGGATTCCTAAGGGGGGTCCTTTTTTTATAAATATCCTTATAAAGGGTAATTTAGAATTAAGATGAAATCTTTATCGCAGTCTGATTATGGACTAATTCGAAGTTTATATCAGGATGTTTATGCTCCTGATATTGCAGAAAGTATTTTAGATGAATTTACTGATGAAGATCTTGACGATCTTACAGATGAATATATCGAAGAGCAAGTAATAGAATTTTTCGAAGAGTGCTTGGAAGAAGGATTAGATATTGATATTGTAGAGCAAACGATTTGTGAGTCGGTTGATACTGAATTAGAAATTCTTACTGAGGTTACAAATCCAGCACAAGTTGCTGCAATGAGAATGAGGGATAAAACCTCTGCAGCATCTGGAGAAGGTCAGAAATCAGGCAGAGATGCTGGTTCAATGGCTAGAGCAAAACTTAAAGTATCCAAAGAAAAAGTTGGAAGTGCTTCTCCCGAAAAGAAAGCATCAAAACTTTCCCAAATTAAGGGTGTAGTCAAGAAGGTAGGGTCTGCTGCAAAAACTGGATTGAAAACAGCAGGTAAAGTTGCGGTTAAGAGTGCTGAAGTTGCCGGTAAAGCAGCAGGTAGTGCTAAGAATTTGGTAAAAGATATAGGTAGTGCTGCCAAGAAAGGATATAAATCAACCCAATCCAGTTCTCCATCCACCTCAAGTAGTTCTTCTGATAGTGAAAGTTCTTCATCATCTTCATCATCAGGCACTGGACCATCTTCTAGTTCTTCTAATGATGGTGGATCGTCTTCTGCGGCACCTAGAAAGAGAAAGGATGGTCTTCTGAAAAGAGGACTTAAGAAGGTCGTCAGAGGCATTAGCAAGGGTGTTTCTGCTGCTGCTGGTGCAGTTAAGGCAGGTGCCGATTCACTTACAGATAGAGCAAGGAAAGAGGACATGAATTACAACAAAGAACTCGCAACAATCAAAGAACTTTATAGTCAAGTTTATAACCATCAAAGTGAAGAAGAAATTGAAGAGGATATGAAACCACTTCCTAAAGAGAAGATGGAACGTCAATCTAATAAAGCATATGCTAAAGAAGTTGTTGCTGCCCGTCAAGGCAACGAGAAGGAAACCAATAAGCAGATGCAACGTCGTATTGCGATGACAGACCCTGCTGGACGTAAAGCAGCACTGAAGAAAGAAGAACTCGAAGCAACCGGTCTCTTTACTGTGAAGGAGATTGAAGCACTTGTAGAGTCAGAGAATGTTGATGAAGCAATGAGTTCTTATGATCGCAATCGTAAGAGAGCGGCACAGAGAGCAGCAGATAGAAATGCTGCGAGAGCTGCTGGTAAGACTGGTGCAGTTCCTGGTGTTGGTTATGTAACTCCTAATAAGGAGAGAGAAACTTATACTGACGAGAAAGGAACAGTTCGTCATAAGTCTGGTGCTAAGAATGAAGAATTTGAGCAACTTGACGAAATCTCCAAGAAACTTGCGAGAAGCTATCTTAATAAGAACATCGAGGATCAAGATAAAACGGATAAGTATGTCTATACCAAAGGTAGAAAGCATGACGATGCGATGAAAGGTATGGACAGATTAGAAAAAAGAGAAAAGGGGGGAGCGAGAGCACAAGGGAAGCTATACAAAGGAACTCCCAATGAGGGCCCTGAAGATAAAAATACCAAAGTACCTGCTACTGGTAAAGATCCTAATTACAACCCCCTTCTCCACTACCCCCAAGACAAAAAAGAAAAGAGCAAAGGTCTCAAGGGATTTGTTAAGAGACTTACTAGGAAAGAAGAACTTGAATCTCTCCACCAGGCATACCTCTCTATGACGAATGAAGGTGAGCAACTTGACGAACTTTCCAAAGGAACTATGGGTTCTTATGTAAAGAAAGCATCTAAGGATGTTGAGAAAAGATCCTATTCTCAAGGTTCAACTGATGCTGAAGATGCCGAAATCGGTTATCCAGGTCAAACACCTAAAGATAAGAAGATTGATAAGAGGCAGAAAGGTATCGGTCGTGCTGTTGGTAAACTAACAAAGTGATATAAAACTCACATAATACTCAAAGGAGGCTTGACAAGTCTCCTTTTTTTATGTAGACTAGGTTTGTCCCCGTTAAAGATAAATAATAGCTCATAAGATACTATATCATGAGTTATGAGAATTCTTGGATATACAATAATGAACCTTTTGAGTCTGATGCTATTGGGAACCACTTTGGTTTTGTTTATTGTATTACCAATAAGTCAAACCAACGACAATACATTGGGCGAAAGTATTTTTGGTCGTTCAGAACCCCACCAGGAAAAAAGAGAAAAGTAAAACAAGAATCTGATTGGAAGAAGTATTATGGTTCTTGTCCTGAGTTAAAGGAAGATATAAAAAGATATGGCAAAGAGTTCTTCAGTAGAGTAATACTAAGTCTTCATGAGAAGAAGGGAGATTGTAACTTTGAGGAGACCAAGCAGTTGTTTCTAAATAATGTGCTATCAGAGGCACTTGACAACGGAGCACCGGCATACTATAATAGCAATATTCTCGGCCGTTACATGCGGAAAGATTATGGAAACTTTGGAAAAGACCTTGCAAGTAACCCATGACTGGGCAGTTGATAGACTGCACATTCTCTGTGACATGAATACGGATGATGTGCTAAAATCTGTAGAAGATGCTCATGCGATCCAGTCAGAGTTTGCCGAATGGTTAGACCCCAATCTTGAGGATCATGAAATTTACTCACTCGAATATCTTGGAGACAATGATTAAATCACTTTTTGGAATTGGACTTCTTGCAAGTGTAGTTGCAATCCCTTCCCCAGAACCTGAACAAATCAAAGCAAAATTAGAAACAGAACCTGTAGAAGAAATTATTATAGAGGAAGAGACTTGGAAGTGTCCTAGTTGTACTCCTAATGAACAAATTGTTCTAGCAGCACTACAAGAGCACACAAATATCTCTGATCGTAATGCGCTTGCTACAATCATGGGAAACATTCAGCAGGAATCAAAGTTCATTGCTAATATCTGTGAAGGTGGTGCTCGCATTTCTTACTTGGAATGTAAGAAAGGTGGGTTTGGTTTAATTCAGTGGACTTCTATCGGACGTTATAAAGGTCTTGGAAACTTCTGTGCCAAATATAAATGCGATCCATCTTCTCTTGAAGGGCAAGTTCGTTGGATGATTAATGAACCTATCTTCCGACGTGTTCTTCCACAATTTGAAGGTGGTGGACAAACCGTATCTTATTACATGAGACCTGCATATACTTGGTTAGGTTGGGGTATTAAGGGTAACCGAGAACTTTATGCATATGATTACATCAAGAAAATGGTATTAGTATGATTTTAAGATCTATTAAAAAAATACTTAATAAAACTATTCCTGCTCCAAATTATTTGAAAGATGACCCTTGGTTCGGCCCGGCAGTTTTGTCCGATCCTCAAATGAGTTTGAAAGAAGCATTTGATCATGCAGTATCTGATGGTCAATTGTTACCTGAAGATGATATAGCAGAACCAAAAGATATTCATGAGGTAATATATAATATTGCTACAAGTAGTGGTAAAACTACCATACAACTTAATTCAATAGGTGGAGGTTCTGAAATCTTTCATGAAAAAAAGGAGAATCAAATATGATCGACGATTGGCGTTATAGTGAAGATAAATTAAAACTTCGTGAGTCAGCACTTAAAGTTCTTCTCACTAAATATGGTGGTCAACTAAAAAAATCATTACCTGCATACACTAATCAATCAATGTATGAATGTGCTCATGACTGGGTATCTCAGGGTAATGTAAATACTAATGGCATTATTAAATACTTTGAAGCATATTACAAATGAAAAAAATTATTGCAAGTTTATTGGCATCCGCAGCATTAACTACTCCTGTTTTTGCAGATCCACTTAAAGATAGTGAGTACTTCACTATGCATTCTATGGGATGTATGCTTTTACAAGAGTGTACAGATGAAGTTGATGAAATTACTAGTATCCTAGATGTGTCTAGTCAGTATCCCAATACTGATTCTTTTTATCCTGTTGCTACTGAATTTAACAGTATGCTTAGTTCCCTTAATATGATTGGGGTCAAAGTATTTTTAGCAGATCAAAAATACTTTCCTGTATCTCATAGGGGAGTTTATCATACTGTAGGTAATAACTTCTTCCTCAATAAAGCATTCATGGGCCGTCCGAGTGTATTAATGAGTGTGATGCGTCATGAAGGATGGCACGCTGCACAGGACTGTATGGCAGGCACAATTGATAACAGTATGATTGCTATTATCAAACCTGAAGATGAGGTTCCTATGCTCTGGCGTGATATGGTAGAAAGTGCATATCCCGAAAATTCATGGCCATGGGAAAAGGAAGCAACATGGGCAGGTAAGACAGAAGGAATGACCTCTGATGCACTTGCGGCATGTGCTAATGGTAATATGTGGGAGGTTTATGAACCTACTCCTTTGACTCGTGAATATCTAGTCAAAGAAGGTTACATTACTAAATAATAACATCCTGAACAGGAAACCAGCCGAGAAGAGTTCTGTGAAACCTCTTGTGTTATAATGGTGAACTCTTTGTTGGATAAAAAATTTAAAACATGTCTACTCTAACAAGAGACGTATTAATTAGAACCATTGTTGCCAACGAAATGAAAGAGCACGATGGTTCTAATTATACTCAACAATTAAAAGATACGTATCACAAATGGGAACATCAATCAAGTGATACCCTTTGTCAAAAATTTAATCAAATAGAAAAATCTAATGTCACTGTTGACATACTAAAACCATAAATAAAAGAGCCATGCCTCTTTTCAATGCCAGAAGAAGTCAAAAAAGATGAACCTAAGAAAAAAGGTATTTTAGGAAAACTAAAGGAGGCAGCAGATGACAAGGAAGAACAAATTGCAATTCTTTCTACTTTTGTTAGGCTTGGCATCCTTGTTTGGAGCGGCGGAATACTCACGTTGGCTTACATCAAGTTACCACCAGCCCTTGGTATTCCCGAGCAAAAATTAGATCCCACTTTTATCGCATCAGTATTTACTGGGGTGTTAGCAACTTTTGGTGTTCAGGCAGCAAAGAAAGCAGGAGAAGGTGGTGGAAGTAATGGTGGTGGAATCAGTAAAGCAGATATGGAAAGATTGATTGCCGCAGCAGCACAAACTGCACCGGCACAAACTATTCGTATCGAACAGGCACCTGTACAAATTACACAGGCACCTCCAAAGTCCGATGAATCTTACAAGATGTAATTATGGATAATCAAAAGTCACCATTTAAGTGGGTAGTCCTAACAGTGGGAACATTGTTTGGGATTGCTCATATTGGTGTCTTGGGACATCTCATAAACAAAAATGACTTGCCTATAATTAATCTTCCTGTTGGGGATTATACCTCATATACAGTAGAGGCAGGGGAGAAAGGATATAGGATTGATTACTCATCAAATGATCCTAAAGTCATGGGTGTAAGAAGAAGAGTCGATAAGACTAATGGGTTCTTTGGTATTGGTGGGAAATCAAATGTAGAATATGATGAGGAATATACAATGGATGGTGCCCGCCATATGGGTGGAGGTGCCGAGGGAAAGTTGACTGCGAAAAAGTTAGAGTGTATAAAGGCGGAAGGTGGTGGAGAATCGACAGGAAGGATAGTGGGTGCTAGTCTTGGTGCCGCAGCAGCACCATGGTTCACTAGTATTCCATATGTCGGATGGGTTGCTGCCGGATGGATAGCAATGTTTGGACAAGATAAAGGTGCAGAGATTGGTGGAGAACTTGCAACAACAATGATGGAGGGATGCGATGAACTTTGAATTGAATATGGAAGATTATACAATAATCTTAAATGCACTTCACTACTATAAAAAAGTGGAGAAAAGAGGCAACTTTAAGCAATACAATGAAGAACGTGTAAATAAATTGAGAGATAAAATGGCATATCAATTAGTCCCTAGTCCTGATAGTAAAAGATGAATTTATTGTTACGTCCACTTGATAATCCAGCTGATCCTGTATGGTCAGTAATCATTCTAGTAATCATTGCTGTTGGACTATCATTAGGATATATTGTATACATAATAGGAGAAGCATTTGAGGAACTAGAAAATGGGTGCAATGACACCGCCGAGCAGGAAGAGTTGTTACAACTTCCGAGTAACGGAGATCAATCGTGTTCTTGATGGTGATACTATCGATGTCACTATTGATCTCGGGTTCGATCTATACAAGAAGGAAAGAGTTAGAATTGCAGGAGTTGATACGCCAGAGAAAAGGACGAAAAACTTAGAGGAGAAGGCACTTGGAATCGACGCAACCGAATGGCTCAAAGCAAAACTCGAAGGCACTTTGGCTGGTGATGATGAGTTGTCTGTTAGGACTGAACTTGTTGGTGGCACTGGGAAATATGGGCGTCTTTTGGGTTGGCTTTACATTGGGGACGACACTGTGTCCCTTAACGAACAAATGATTACTGAAGGATATGCTCATGCATATGATGGTGGCACAAAGGATATGAATCTAGAAGCACTTCGTGAAATTAGAAGAGCACACGGCACCTTGGTAGATTGATGATGAGTGGTTTATTTGTGTTTGGATTTATAACTTTATTAACTTATACACTACATATTACGTGGCCTATAAAAAAAGGTAAAAATTAAAATGCAAAAATTAATTAACATTCTTGCTCTAGCTTCTTTTGGTGTATCCTCGGCAATTGTCGGTGGTAGTGCCTATGTTTACGTGAACAAAGATTCTCTAATTGAATCTGCCAAGGCAGCAGCAACCAAAGCAGCAACAGAAGCAGTTGCCGGAGCACTTCCTGGAATGCTGAATTCTGCTATGCCAGAACTTCCTGGATCTACTGGTGGTGCCGTTCCTGGACTACCTTCAACTGGATCAGCACTTCCTTTTTAATATTTGTTAAATAGGGATAGTTGAATTGATATTATGTCCTCTACATCTTTTCGTAAAAAGAATTCTATAAGAAATAAAAACAAAAGTATAAGAAGAAATGATACAGATAATACATTTTTTCTTTATGTTGCTTTTCATTCCATAATTTCTTCTGTTATGAATATCTTTACGGATGACTGAAATTCCGATTATTACTTCTAATGACATTAGTATTCGTGAAATTATAATCCCTCAAGTAAATACTGTCTTAGATAACTATACAAGAATACCTTTGGGTCCTCCTGTCGTAGTGTATATTGGCACGCCTGTTGTTGATATTCCAGGATGTGTAGAGGCTCATCAAACCAATAACTCTAAAAATAATCAGATAAAAACCGATGACGAAAAAGGAGTGGTTACGTATTGCGATTCTGGTGTTCCCAGTTTTGATCCTATTCTATATGAACCTGAACAGATGATCATCACTAAACCTAGTGGTGTTAATGTTCCAAAAGATACTCCTGTAGTTCCGGAAACTCCCGAAATTCCAAAATCTCCGGATATTCCTACTGCAAAAATAGATTGTCCTACGGCATCACAAAATGCCAAAGAACCTATTGGAGAGTTTATAGAAGGATTTAGAAAAAAAGTTACTGAATATAAATTAATCGGTAACGAATGTATTCAGATAACAGAAGATGTTCCTATACCTCAACAGATAGTAGCAGGACTTCCTACTGGTGGGCAGGTTATGCAGGTAGGTGGAGTTGCTATAATTGCAACTACTTCAGCATTACTTGCAAAACCATTAGCAGACTTATTATTGAAGGTCGTGAAACCTACGATTAAAAAAGTTATGAAAAAGATTGCTAAGATTAAGGGGAAAACGGTTGTGATTGAATCTCTAAAGGACCGCCAAGGTCAACAGCGGATTCGGAATCGGGCAATTCGGGTTTTGAAGGGACGGGAATAGTATGATAGTGTGGATGCTTATGTCTTGGTGGATTATTTACTACCACATCAGCACATACGGAATAATAAGGACTTCTAGGGTGGAATTGAATTCCCTTTAATTTCAACTCACCACAATTTTTCAAACGAGCTATCTCAAAATCTAATCTTTTATTGGCAGTGAGTTGCTGCATCATTGCAATATTAGAAGATGCTGCTTCTTTACAAAGGTCTTGTAAGTTTTTATCTAATGGTGTACTCCAAGTCATAGAGAACCCTAGTCCTAAACTGTAATTATCTTTTTGTCCGGTTCTAGTTCTTTTATGAAAGAGAATGTCTCCGGGATTATCTAAAATGCCATCTCCGATATTATTTCCGTCATCATCGAAGGCACCAAAATTATCTCCAACATCATATACCGGATCATCATAATAACCTTGAAAAGGTTTAGAAGCAGAGACACTTCCTGTTACATACGGCGTAAAATTGCGAGTGGGACCTTGACACTGAATTCCCCCACCATAAGTATTAGTTATGTATGGACCTTGTAAAACCTGAATAGCTTGGTTTGTAACGGAGCCTGAACTGTTAGCGACAGGAGAAGCAGTAGCAGATACACCACCAACGGTTTCAGCATAAGAATTTAATGGTAATAATGATCCGAGAATAACTGCTCCAATTATTGACTGAAAATGGAAGTTGTGTCGGTTACGCTTGTGACCTCCGTCACTCTTTGAATAATTGTATGATTTTGAAGACCTGGGCCAGAGTAAGTTTCTGTGAACTGAAACGCTGATCCTGGTGTTGTCTGTGTGAATTGGGGTTTGCTTGTTACACCTGTCCATGATGATGTCACTCCGTCTATAGTTATATTAGTTGCTCCTGTCCCTGGAGATAAGTTTCCACTTGCACTGACACCAGAACCAGTAGCAGAGTACTGGTATCCTGTGCTGTAGTCCATTGAGTTTATTGTCTCAGTTACTGTTTGCGTCGTTTCTGTATGACTGCTCATACTTCCCTGAGTGAAGTTCGGCACCACTGGGACTGCTAGTCCTTGTCCAGGCAACAAAACAATGCTGGCAACAATTACAGAAAGAGGTGCCGCGACAATTTGAGCAACGGCATCCTTTTGGATTTGGAAAACCATAATTTAAATTCCTCATCAATCGATGACTGTAATCTCACTAATGAATTGGCCTGTTGCAGATGTACCAGCACCACCACCAGTTACCGTGAGAAGACCTGCTGAAGTTACAGTACCGGCAAGAGTTCCTAAAGTACCGGCAGTGTAAGAAGATACACTAGAAAAATTAGGAACAGCTCCTACAGTTGCAGCAGAAGTAGGAACTGCATCGGCCTGTGTATAAGATTGACTGAAACTAAATGCAGAACCTGCTGTATCTTGAGTGGCTGCAATTGTTCCAGGAGCATATACTCCACTGGTAATTGTTCCTGCAGACACTGTTCCGGCAGTTGTTCCGTCCGTAGTATCAATATTACTCCCACTTATACTAAATGAGGAACCAACTCTAGTTGCTGTAGTCTGTGCTGCATTGACGGTTAGTTGAACACTAGAAGCATGTTTTGAAACAAGTCCTCCGGCATTTGCTGCACTTGCGGTCATTATTAATATCCCGAAAGCAAATAATGCTCTTTTCATTTTTGTTCAAGCATACTTTTTATTATTTAGTTCTTGTGAATTTATACTTATAAATAATGTTAAATAAATTTGACTTGAAATGAACGAGCAGCAAAATCACCTTTCGCAATTAATCGAACAAAGAGTAACACTGACTCAACAGTTGGAAGGAATTCAGGCACAAACTACAAGAACAAGAGATTTAATGCTAAAGACTCAAGGTGCTATTGAGTATTTGGAAGCAACCGGAGTCAAGTTACCTGAACCAGAAGTCGCCGAAGAAACAGAAGTGTCTGAGACGGAAGTCACAGAAGAGGGTTGACTCACAGACCAGAAGGCATTATAATAAACGAGTTGAGAGGCAAAACACAGGTAAGAGCATCGACAAACAGATGACGCCTCTTGACTTTTTTCATGGGCAAGTAGCTCAGATGGAAAGAGCCACGCACTTCTAATGCGTTGGTCGGGGGTTCGAGTCCCTCCTTGCCTGCCATTCCCCTGTAGCTCAGTTGGTAGAGCGGGTGACTGTTAATCACCTTGTCCCTGGTTCGAGTCCAGGTGGGGGAGTTGACAATCATCACCTTTCTGGTATGATTGTCTCATCTTCGGGGTGTAGCGCAGAGGTAGCGCATCGCTTTTGGGAAGCGAGGGTCGCAGGTTCGATCCCTGCCACCCCGATTGGGGAATTAGCTCAGTTGGTAGAGCGCCTGCTTTGCAAGTAGGATGTCAACGGTTCGAGTCCGTTATTCTCCATTGACAATCATCACCACTTCTGGTATGATTGTCATATTACCCAGAGAGCAGACGCACACTGGCTGGGGGTCTGAGCAATACATCGCTATGTACCGCTTCACTCAAGTGAGCGCAATACATCGATATAGTAATAGCTCTATGATGCCGTCTGGTGACCTAAGCAAGTCACACATAAAAGGCTCACCTGATATGCCTTTGTAGCTCAGTGGTAGAGCAGGGCTTTTGTAAAGCTCAGGTCGCAAGTTCAAATCTTGTCGAAGGCTTTCCACTTTTAACAAGTGGATTTGGGTTTATAACTCAGTTGGTAGAGTATCGGGCTTTTAACCTGCAAGTCGTCAGTTCGAGCCTGACTAAACCCACTTGACAAGAACTCAATCTTGTCTTATACTACCTCTTGTGTGAAGGAAGATGCGTTGGGGGAGCAATCTCCCACTCTGCGGAATTAGTTTAGAGGCAAAACTAAAGGTTTCCAACCTTTCGTCACCAGTTCGATTCTGGTATTCCGCTTTCGGGTTATCCGAATACCCGAAAAACAAAATGAGTATAAATACTCCGTTACTTATAGTAACGATTTACAACAGAACCAGTCGAGGTTCTTAACATCTGTGGGTAATCATTCCACAAGTAAAAAAACGAGGAAAACAAATGTTCAAAACGACTATCGCTGCAGCTGCCGCTGCAATTGCTCTTGCCCCTGCTGCCGCCCTAGCCGGTCCCTACGTCAACGTGGAAGCTAATTCCGGTTGGACTGGATCTGATTACAATTCGACCACCACAGACCTGCACGTAGGTTATGAAGGTGAACTTGGTGAAAATGCTTCTTACTACGTCCAAGGAGGAGCTAGTGTAGTCTCCCCTGATGGTGCTGAAAGTGACACTGTTCCTTCTGGTAAGGCAGGTCTCGGTCTTGCATTGACTGACGCACTTGGTGCATACGGAGAAGTTAGTTTCGTCGGTTCCGGTGATTCTAAAATCGACCGTGGATATGGATCCAAATTGGGTCTGAAGTACAACTTCTGATCTTTATAGACAAGTAGACATCTAGATGTTATACTGGGGGTGCGACGGCATCCCCTTTTTTTGTATATGGATTATACCCCACCTGCACTTTGTATTAGAAGTATTGAACCTGCTAAAACACCAGGTAAAGTGCTTGTAGATATGCCATCTCTATGGAGAGATAGTGATGCAATAAACCCTGTAGAGATTCATAAAAAAACAATTGATTCTATTATGAGTGAACCTTATAGTGTACCTATGTGTCCACCAGGATGGCCCAACCCTCCTCTTACTGAGACGGAATGAAAAAATATTTTATAAACTTCATAACGAATCCGGGAACACTGACCTCTCTTCTAATGTTGGGAACGATAGCACTGATAGGAGCACTACATAATCATGCTCACTACACAATGAATATGGATGCAGATAGTTACGTGAGACAGTGGTGTAGATCATCGGCAGAAAACAAAAAGACCTGCATCAGTTATGGTGGAAACATGGATTACTAATGAAAAAGAAAATTAAAAAGTCGGAACAAAAAATTGCAGACTGTGATAACATCTATGATATGATTGAGATACTACAGAGTCGTATTGAGGAAATAGAAACTGAACATATGCAATTGATTCGTAAGATGGGAGAACTAAATAGTCGCGTAGACGACTTTTCTACAAATGAAAATTAATCTTTGGTACTCTAAGAGTATGAGTCAATGGAGATGGACTCTCTGTGAAGAATTTAAGAATGGTGTTACGAAAGTAGAACAACATGCCGGACAACGTGAGGAACTGCGAGATGCAATGAATGATGTTGCCAATACGGTAGAGTTTATGTTAGATGATAAATAACTGAAAACTGAAGACGTATAAAGAATTATACAATGGAAAATATAAAGATTAGGTGTCGTTCCTGTGGAAAGGAATTGGAAGGACACCCAAGTAAGACAGTTTGTTGTGGTTGTCCGAATATGGCAACCATTCGTGGTGATAAGATTTCGGCAGTTGACTTATCAAATGTCGTTATGTTAAACTCTCACTATCCTAAAAATAAAAAAGAAGTTCTTTCATCGGAAGATATTTTATGGCACGAACAAAGAAAGCAACGCAAAGTTCGTAAAATGAATTTTGAAACTAGGTAATATTAGGAAATCAAAATAAGTTGACGAATACGAATTAGTAACTATTATAGCTAATATGTATTTCAATTTAAAAAACCATGGACGAGCACACCTATAATAATTGGGTGAAAGTCAAAGAGACTTTTGAGTCATCTGGGAATACTGAAAATTTTTACTATCAGAGAGCATGTGCAATTGTTGGTGGAGCACCAGATCCTATTGATAAAATGATAAAACAAGATAATGCCGCATCGGATGGATGAAATAAAACCAGAACATTATGTCACTCAAAAAGAGTGTCAGGAGATGATTGACGATGCTATTCGGAGACACAATAGAAACGCAAGTATTATCAGCATGTGTGTTGGGTGGGTTGTCTTATGCTTATTTGCTGAGGGCCTTCTCAGATTGATTGGAGTTATTCCCCCACTATTACCATGGTTGCAAATTAAATTATAGGAGAATTTTATGAAAGTTGGAATGATTGGTTTAGGTCGTACTGGTGAAGGTATGTCTCGTCGTATGATTGAAAAGGGAATTGAAGTTTGGGGTTATAGTAGTAGTAGCTACGAGAATGCCTGTGGACAGTATGAAGCAGGATACATTAGTGGATGTGTAACCTCAATAGAGTATCTTGTCCAGGCAGTCAAATCTGATGGTCTTAGATATACTAGTGCCGGAAGAGTTCCTGGTATCTTTCAGATTACACTTCCAGAAGTAAAGGTAGAAGACACACTTGATGAGTTACTACCATTACTTGAGGAGGGTGATATCATTATTGATCATAGTAATACTGATATAACAAAATGTCAGGAACTGGAGAAGTATTGCTCTAAGTTGGGTATATCTTATATCTTCTCTGGAGTATATGGAGCACCTTATGCCATTGATGCTTGCTCTAAAATTTTCCAATGTCTATCAGCAGGCAATATTACATGACTTTATCTGATGTCTTACTCTGGGGAACGATCCCATTTCTATGTGCCACCATTTATTTCGGGTACAGAAAAGGTGAAAATATCTATTACGAAAGTGACAAATATGACGGAAATGGAACAGCGCATTAAGATGAGATATGCTTTTGCCATGTCCTCATTTGGTAGAATGTTTAGACCTAATAATATTATATGTGAGATGAGAGCACTTTGTAGAGAGTGGTCTGAAAATATTGATGAAATACCACCTGGTAAAGACTTGTATCAAGTTGATCGTTATTTTCTAGAACTTTGGAAAACAAGAGAGATTACTTATGGGTAACATAGCACTCAAGGCAGCACACTTTGCCTCTGCAACACTCAATAATCCATGGGGTGTCGGTAGTTTAAGTTTCATATTAATTATTGTTCCTGTTATAGGAATGTGGGCAGTCCACAAATACAACTGGCAGCATTGGGCACCATTTGACAGAGGTCACTAGAAGTAGTATAATATATGAGTTGAGATATCAACTGCGGTACTTCCCTTCAGTAGGTTCAGGAGTAGCGGCGATAGGAACCTACAGTTAAGGTCAGAGAAGTAAATGGAGCATGGGAGGCAATGTAATCGTGTTTATCATAAGAATGTGCATTGACTTATGATATTGGTTATAACCGGATACCGCACCTGCCTTAACAACTACTTGACTACATAATCACAACACCGTATAATACACAGGTAATCAAAACGGACAATGGCACTGACTGAAAAATTCAAGACAAAGGATTTAGATATCCTTCGTAATGCTGCAAAAGGTGAAATTTTCTTAGATGTAAAAAGTCCAAAATTATTTAAGAAGGTTCGTAAATATTATGAATCTAATGGAGTAATTTTTTCTGGTGATCCACTTGATGATTATGAAATCATGATGGACTGTTTGTATTCTGATCTAAAAATTTCTGTTGAGGTTGCCTGATGAATGTTGTGCAAAAACCAACCGTTCTTCTTGAACGGTCTCCTTATCGTTATATCCAAGTTGGCACTTTGGAAATCAATGGTAAACCAGATTGTCGCATTCAAAAATCAGATTCATATACCGGTCGTTATCGTGATATGTATCTTTGTGATAATGAATTGCAACTCATGACTGCTATGGAGGATTTTGAATATACCAAATGGTTAGATCCAGATGGTGTTCCTTGTTATGTTAGAGACTCGGTATGTCATTCCTGATATGGAATTCCCTTAAAAATGAATATAGTAACCAAACCTTGGGGATCGTATAAAGACTTAGAAAGAAATTATTTTCGAGTAGTCAAAATTATAACAATATCTCCTAATCAAAGATTTTCACTTCAGAAACATTCTAAGAGAGAAGAGTTCTGGTATATTTTATCTGGAACTGGAATTATCACTTTGGATTCCAAAACCAAAGATGTTAGTTCTAAAGATCATTTTTATATTCCTATTGGACTCATTCATAGACTTCAAGCTGGTATCAACGGAATCGAATTTCTAGAAATACAACAAGGAGAATGTGAAGAATCTGATATTGTAAGAATTGAAGATGATTATAACAGAGTCACGGATGGACTATAACAGAACTGGTGGAGTCATAGACCCTACTTTGGTTTCTTATTTCCTGCAAAAAATAAGTGGCGTGCATGGCAAGACCGTATGAGGAGAGTTGCATAAACTCTCCTTTTCTAGTATAATATATACTAGGAGTTTAAATATTTTATGTCTGATTATAAGAAGACTGCACTTGTACTTGGTGCAGGTGGATTTATTGGAAGTCACATGGTGAAGCAACTTCGTTCCGAAGGATACTGGGTTCGAGGAGTTGATCTTAAGCATCCTGAATATTCAGCATCTCATGCGAATGAGTTTGTTGTAGGTGACTTGAGAGACACTCGTTTTGTTTCTAGATGTGTTCGTTTTACTGGATACCTTGGAAACTTCTACAAAGATATTGTAGATAAGTTTGCCGAACCTTTTGATGAGATCTATCAGTTTGCTGCTGATATGGGTGGAGCAGGATTTGTATTCACTGGTGAGAACGATGCAGACATCATGCATAACTCGGTGTCCATCAATTTAAATGTTCTTGAGGAACAACGTAAACTGAATGAAATTGCAGAACAAAATAAAACTAAAATCTTTTACTCTGGATCAGCATGTATGTATCCAGAGCACAATCAACTAGACCCTGATAACCCCGATTGCCGTGAAGAATCAGCATATCCAGCAAACCCAGACTCTGAATATGGATGGGAAAAACTTTTCTCTGAACGACTTTACTTTGCGTATAATCGTAATCACGGCATTCCTGTTAGGGTTGCTAGATATCATAACATATTTGGTCCCGAAGGAACTTGGGACGGTGGAAGAGAGAAGGCACCAGCTGCAATCTGCCGCAAAGTTGCTAAACTCCCGGAGTCAGGTGGACCTATCGAGGTGTGGGGAGATGGGTTACAAACTCGTTCCTTCCTGTTCGTTGATGAATGCATCGAAGCGACTAGAAGACTAATGGACAGTAATTTTATAGGTCCTGTGAACATTGGTTCTGAGGAGATGGTTACTATTAATCAACTTGTAGATATTGCTGCCGAAGTTGCAGAAAAAGAAGTTTCTAAAAATCATATTGATGGTCCTCTAGGTGTTCGTGGTCGTAACTCTAATAATGATTTGATTCGTGAGAAGTTGGATTGGGACTATGGAATGACACTTAAGGAAGGTATTCGTTATACTTACTATTGGATTGAGGGGCAAATTAGTCAATGAAATTTTCTATTGCTATACCTACCTGGGAATCCTATGGTAAAGGGGGAGAGTTTATTGATGACTTATTGAGAACAATAGAAATGCAAACCTTCCAAGATTTTGAAGTTTGTATTTCTGATCATTCTAAAACTGATGATGTTCTTGATGTTGTAAAAACTTTTGAAAATAAGTTTAATATTGTTTATTCTAAAAATGTTGAAAATAGAGGTAATGGTCCTGCTAATACAAATAAAGCAATTGATATGTGTTCGGGAGACATTATAAAAGTAATGTTTCAGGATGATTTTTTCTATGACGATGAAGCATTAGAAAAAATTGTAAATGAATTTGATAATAGTGATAAGATGTGGTTAGTGAATGGTTCTAATCACACTCAAGACGATGGACATTCTTTTTACTGGGAATTGTATCCAACTTGGAATGATAAATTATTAGAAGGTGTGAACACAATTAGTTCTCCTTCTGTTCTTTCCTTTAAGAAAGAAGTTGTGAATAGATTTGATGAAAATCTTGTTTACTTTATGGATTGTGAATTTTATTATGGAATGAATGAAAAATATGGACAACCTATATTTTTAAATGATGTATTGGTATCGAATAGAGTTGGCGAATATTCTGTGACCACCAATGTTTCTCATAAAAATAGAGATTACTATGTAGAGAAAGAAACAAAATACTGTAAGGAAAAGTATGACCTTATCAATGCATGAAGAACCCTTTGATCATTGGATTATTGATGACTTCTTTCCTCCTGATAAAGCACAAAGTATAACCGAAAACTTCCCTGCTTATGATGATGAGAGGTGGTACTTCTATAAAAATCCAATTGAAAATAAGAAGACCCTGCAAGACTGGTTAAGATTTCCACCAGAGATCTATCAGACACTACAGGACTTATGTTCTCATGATTTTATTGAGACTATTAAGTCAATGACTGGTATCAAGAACTTATATCCAGACTATGGATTACATGGTGGAGGACTTCATATGCATGGTAGGGGTGGTAATCTAAACATTCATAAGGACTATTCAATTCATCCTAGGTTAAAGTTGCAGAGAAAACTTAATCTGATTGTGTATATGTCTAATGATTGGGATTTCACTTGGGGTGGTGGTCTTGAACTATGGTCAAATAATCCAAAAACGAATAGACCTAAAGAGTTGGTCAAAACTATTGAACCTAAGTTCAATAGAGCAATCTTGTTTGATACCGCACAGAATTCATGGCATGGATTGCCTAAACCATTGACCTGTCCAGAAGGAAAGTATAGAAAAAGTCTTGCAGTTTATTATCTAACTGATATAGACGAGAACACTGAGGAAAGATATAGGGCGTTCTTTGTACCAACAGAGCAACAATTAACTGACCCTAAGATAGTTAAATTGTGTGAGGAGAGATCAAAGTGAGAATTGCAGTAGTTACTTCTTCTATCGGTGTTAATGGATTATTGCCAATAAAAAAATTTCCAGGTGTTGATTATCATGCGTTTACAGATGAAAATGTAAAAGAAACATATGAATGGACAGTACATCCTGTATTAAAGTTTTCTAGTGATCCAACTTATGAAAATAGGAGAAACGCAAAAGTTTATAAGGTATTGCCCTTTGCCTTTCTACCTGATTATGATTATTACTTCTGGGTAGATTCTACACATATGTTAGATGCAAATCCTGTAGAAGTTATAGATACATACCTAAAAGATACTGACATTGCTGTATTCAAACATCCAGAAAGAGATTGCATTTATATTGAAGGTAATTTTGTAAAGCAAATAGGGTTTGATCATTCAAATTTGTTGGAAGAACAACTTGATTTTTATGAGAATGTGTGTTATCCTTCTCATAATGGTTTATATGAATTGCCAGTAAGAGTCCAAAGAAATACTAATCTAACTCAATGTATGGGTTGGAAGTGGTGGGAACAAATATGCATGTTTTCATCTAGAGATCAAATTAGTTTTCCATTTGCTTGTCATCAGTTAGGTATTAAACCATCGATACTTCCTGGTAAAGCAAATGGTATAAATCAAAATTCCATAATGCCACAGATAGTATCTTCAAATCATAATAGGAGAGTTTAAATGAATATTCTAGAACAGATTGCAGCAAAAGCAGAAAGAGGTGATACGGGAATGTCTCTTCATTATGGATTTCTTTACTCTAGTGTTGTAGGTATGGAAACTAAAAATGTATTTGAATTTGGTAGTGGTTTTTCAACACACGTTATTCTTCATGCTCTTGAAAAAACTGGTGGAGTATTGACTAGTGTAGATGTTACTAACTTTAGTGATAACCCTAATATTACTGACTTTTCGAAGAGTAGTGATAAGTGGAGCTTCTATCATGGTAATAGTAATGAGTTATTTGCTGATAAAGATGTTGAGTTTGAACAATATGATTTGATCTTGCATGATGGATCTCATATTGGTGAGGAGGTATTGGTTGATTTAAATAACATTTATCCTTATCTTAAGCATGATGGTATTCTCATTACCCATGATACTAGACATAATACTCTTGGTAGAGGTATGATGGGTGCTGCTGAAGAGTTTGCTAAGGATAAAGACCTTGAGATGTGTACTCTCCCTTATGGATATGGTTTGACGTTCTTTAGAAATAAAGGCAATCTTGACAATCCAGTGAACCTGACTTGGAGGAAACGTTCATGAAGGTATTATTTTGTGAACACCCTAATAAACCATTGAGTGGTGGATATTGCTCTTACTATAGTGAAATGTATTATGCTTTGAAAGAAGTTATGGACATTGATCATAAAAACTTTGTGCCTAGAAAAACTAGTGAGTTTAATGGATATGATATTGTATTCTTAGGTTTTGGTCATACAGATTGTAGTGAAGGGAAACCTGCATCATTGACAAGGGATAATGATGTTCTTTTGTTTCCTATTTTGAATAAAGAATATACAGGACTCCAAAATAAACTTGATTGGATTAAAGAAATGAATCCAACTGCTGGTCTTACTGTTCATCATGACATCAAAGAGTATGCAGAATACACAGGAAGTCCTTTTCATAGAATCATGTGGTCATCGAGTGAACTGCAGTTTAGAAACTATGGTGGAGATTATAAACACGATCTTTTCTTCTCTGGAGTCACAAGACCAGAGCAATTTGAAAATCTCAGAGAAAGAGTTCTATCACAATTAGATAGACTTAATGGTGAACTTGGCAACTTTATTAATGTAAGATCACATAGAAACAACTATGCTGGAACAATGTTTAGTGATGATGAATATGCTAGACATTTATCAGATTCAAAACTGTGCCTTGTAACCACTGGTCCTGCTGATTTAGTTGGAACTAGATTCTTTGAAATTTTTGCTGCTGGTAGAAGTTTGATTTTATGTAATAGATTAAACTCTGAAGTTTATGGGGACATTGTTGTTGATGGTGTTAATTGTGCAATGTTCTCTACAGAAGATGAGTTCTATGAGAAAGCACAATTTTATCTTGACAATGAAGAAGAGAGAATGAAAATTGTAAATAATGCTCAAAATATTTTTATGAAAAAATTTACTTGGCAAAGTAGAGCAAAAGAAATCAAAGAAGTTATTGGAAGTTATCTATGAAAGTATCATCTATTATTTTAGCTAGAGGTGGATCAAAAGGAATCCCTAATAAAAATATAAGAGATTTTTGTGGTAAACCATTAATTTCATGGACAATAGAACAATGTATTGAAGGTGGGATTGATAAAGATAATATTTTTGTTAGTTCTGATTCTCAAGACATTTTAGAAATTGGAAATAAATATGGTGTTGGAAGTATTTTAAGAACACCTGAAGTATCTGGTGATGATGCAACTTCTGAACTTTCTTGGATTTATTCAATAGATTATTTGAAAAAATTGGGATTGAACTATGATTGGATCTTTGCTCCACAGGTTACATCCCCAATGAGAGAACCAATTGATATTAAAAATGGTTTATTGATGGCAGAGAGTGGTGTATGGGATTCCTTATTTGCAGCTACAAAAACTGATCAGTGTTCTTTATGGAAAAGAACTAAAGATGGATTGGAAAGTATTGGGTATGATTATAAAAAAAGAAAAAGGCGACAAGATAATGATATCCAATACATTGAAAATGGATCATTCTATATGTTTAAACCAGATTCTATTAAACAGTTTAATAATAGAATGTATGGAAACATAGGAATTGTTGAAATGGATCAATGGAAGTCTTTTGAGATAGATTCTATTGATGATTTTAAATTGTGCTCTTTGGTTATGAAAGAGTACATGTTGAAAAAATAATAATTTTATAGTATAATTTAAAAGTATAGGTGTAGGTTTATGCAAAAAGTTTATGTAATTGCTGAGATTGGAATAAATCATAATGGTTCCGAATCTCATGCAAGAAAATTGATTAATCAATCATATAAGTCTGGTTGTCATGCTGTCAAGTTTCAAAAAAGAAACCCTGATCTGTGTGTACCAGATGCTCAGAAAAATTTGATGCGAGATACACCATGGGGTGAGATGACTTATCTTGAATATAAGTGGAAGATTGAATTTAATATTGAACAATATCAATCACTTAGAGAATATACTAAGTCTCTTGGTATGGACTTCATTGTGTCTTGTTGGGATGAGCAAAGTGTAGATGATATTGAAAACAATGTTGAGGTTGACTATCATAAGGTAGCATCAGCACTTGTAACAGATATTTCTTTCTTAAAAAAACTTTCTTCTACAGGAAAACCCACTATCTTATCAACAGGAATGTGTACTCCTGAGCAGGTTGATTCTGCTGTAACCGCACTTGGTCCTAATCTTAAGTACATTCTTGCATGTACCAGCACTTATCCTTCTTCTGTTGATGAGGTGAATCTGAAATATATCCACACTCTTAAGGATACCTATCCAGATATTAAAGCAGGATTCTCTAATCATCACAGTGGATTAGTTGCTTGTCTTGGTGCCACTGCTCTTGGATCTGAGTGCATTGAGTTTCACATTACTGATGATAGGACTCAATTTGGGACAGACCAAGCTTCATCTATTGAACATAGTGAAGAACTTGTAAGGCAAATTAATATTCTCTCTACAATGCTTGGAGATGGTGTTAAAAAGGTGTATGATAGTGAGATTCCTATTATGAATAAATTGAGAAAAACATGAAGAGATATTGTTTTGATATTGATGGGACAATCTGCACCAATACCTGGGGAGATTATGACAAAGCAATTCCAAACTATGATAGAATAGAATTGGTAAACTCTCTGTATGATGCGGGTAATTATGTAATTTATTTTACTGCTAGAGGTATGGGAACATGTAATGGTAATATTTCCAAAGCATATGATATGTGGGGTGAAATGACTGAGATTCAACTTAGTCTATGGGGATGTAAATTTCACCAACTTCTCTTAGGAAAACCAAATGCTGACTACTACATAGATGATAGATGTATTGAAGATCGTAGTTTTTTTAATCTAACATGAAACAATATAATCTAAAAGCATCTCAAAAATCTTTTAAAGCAATTGATGTACCTTCAGAATGCTATATTGAATTAGATGATCTTCTTAGCAGTAAACCCATCAACAATTTTGAGGGAATTCTAGTTGTAAAGAATGTTTTTTCTCATGAGATTATTGACACCCTAAGGAGTCAATATTTTTCTATGTTTGAAGGAGATTATGAATATGATGGTAGTGAATGGACTCATGTTAAGAATTCAAAATTATCGCATGGTATAGGTTCACATCCTGCTAATATATTTGTACGATCAAAATTATTCTGCGATTTTATTGAGTCTAGTATTTTAAAGAAGTTAGCAGCAGTCCTCTTACATTCAGATCAATCTGTTTTATCTCCACGAGCTATCTTAAGAAGTTTCTCTCATTTAAGTTCTAGATGTACCTTAGCACATCGTGATAGAGATTACTTTTGCACAAAAGATAATAGTAAAGCACTAAGTGTTTGGATACCACTCGGACCTGCTGATCCTGATCATGGTCAACTCGTTTACCTTAAAGATTCTCAACAAAATATTTCAACAATATCAAAATTGGTTAAGGAAGATAAGGTAATCACAAATGACTTGAAGGGTTTGGCAGATCATCTTGAGACAACTTGGTACTTGCCAAATATCTCAAAAGGAGATATAGTATTTCATTGTCTAAATGTTGTACATGCGTCCTTCGATACTAACAATATGATTCCAAGATTATCATGCGATTTACGTTTCGCATCTTCTACTGAGTATCTCGATCCCAAATGGTCTAATTATTGGAGAGGTGATGATGGGATATAAATTTTTAGATTTTGGTCAATCAATTAATGATCAACTTGAGAAATCATTGATTAAAGTATTGCACTCTGGATTTTGGTCTACTGGTCCGCAGTCAAATCTGCTTGAAGATACTTTTTCGCAGAAATATAAACGTCCTTGTATCACTACTTCCAGTGGTGGAACCGCATTGCAAACAGTGAGTTTGTTGTTTCCCGAAATTAAGAAGATAGCAGTTCAAACAAATACATACTTTGCTAGTTGTTTGCCATGGGTAACTGCTAACAAAGAAATTATTCTTCTTGGATCTAGTCAGAAACTCTTGATGCCTGACATCAGCATTATCAAAGATGCTCTAGAGCATCAACCTGATGCTATTGTTCTTACTCACATTGGTGGATATCCTAATCCTGACATTCTTGAGATATCCAATCTATGTAAGGAAAGAGGAGTCATTCTTATTGAAGACTGTGCTCACTCACCTTTTGTAAGTATAGATGATCAATATGTTGGCACTTTTGGGGATGCCGCAATTCTATCCTTCTTTCCTACTAAACCTATTCCTGCAGGTGAGGGAGGACTTGTCATTCTCAAAGACCATGTAAAAGCAGAACAAGCACGTCGTTTACGTGATTATGGTAAGTATTCTCTTGATGGTCAGTTACATCATTCACTACCAGCACTTCCAAATGCTAGGATGAATGATTTTTCTGCAGCAATTGCTAATGTAATTATTGATAATTACGAATCAATCATTCAGCATAAGGAAGAACTGGCAGACATCTATGACTCAGAGTTGGGTGATTATTCTTTTAAAAAGATTAACTATACTGGATCTGTTGTTTCACCATCTTATTATAAGTACATCTGTTTCGTCTCAGATTCTTCCATAAAAACTTCACCTGTTTATGATCACACTAATCAAATAACCTCAATTCTTGATGAGAATTCTTATCCATATATTTTTGTGGGAGAGACTCGTTCTTGGATTCCGCATGTTTGTTTACCACTCACACCATCAATGAATAAGAGTGATATATATGATATAATATCTTCATTTTGATTATGGAAGTATCTATTTTGGGTAGAGGTGAATCTCTCAAAAAACTTGATAAGTTTGAATCAGATTGCACTGACATAATTTTAATTAATGAGTTTTGGCAATCACCTAGAAATCCTTGTGAATACTATAAAGTACCTGAAGTTTCTAAATTTATTACTGGAAAAGATCTCACCCTTATTTGCACACCTTCCATTGGAGATTTGTCATCTTTGATTAGAGGTATTGAGTCAGATCATAATGTTAAAAACAAATATAATACAGTTTTTCCTCCTGGTTCTGGTACGGACAGAGATTGTCCAGCACAAGGTAATTTTAGTTGTTTCCCCTCAGAGTGTGTAGAGGACTACAAATATGCTCATCTGAGTGGTAAACTCAAGCAGAAGGATAGTTATCCAGGTGTATGGCCACTGGGTTGTGTAAGAGGTTCTCTAGCATGGGGTATCATGCTTGCGATTAATTACTATAATGCAGATAAAGTAAATATCTTTGGTCTTGATTTTTATGAGAAAGAATATCTGGTTCCACAGAAACATGACTACGAGGTTGAGAAGAAGCAATGCCAATCAATCAAGGATGATTACTCATTGCTGTTTAAGTTTTATAGTAAAATAGAATTCTCAATACATACCTTATCATCTTATAATCCTGATCTAGAAAATGTCACAATTCTTTGATTCTGTAAAAGAATATCTTCCATACTTCTTTGATGTAACTACAAATTATTACTATAGAAATCCTGACAATAGGGATAAAATTCTTTCTGGTGGTAATGAGATGAGACCATCAGTAAAGGAAGGCAAATATAAAGTCTTTACCTTTGCTGATAGGCACAAGGAAAGAGAAATTAATATGAAAGCATTCAAGGAGAGGATTGAGGAGTATCCTATCATTGATGAAGTAAAGGTATTCAATCTTTCTGATGTTGATCCAGACTATATTAAAGAGCATCAATCATTGTTTGATGATAGTCGTGTCTTTCCTTGGGCAGCAAAAGCATACTTGATGGATAAAGGTCTTCAGGATTGTGATGATGGTGATGTTATTTTTTGGATTGATAGTGATATTAAAGATTTGAAAGAGGATGGTGTTGAGAATCTTTTTAATCTTGCAAACAACTCAGAGAAAGGTATTGTAGGATTTCATAGTGACTGGTGGTTAGAAAGACTGTTTACTAAGAGTGATCTATACAAGCACTTCAATATTACTGATCCTTCATATTGGGACACCAATCAAGCATATGGTGGCATCTTCTTGGTAAAGAAAAATGAATATACGGTTAAATTTTTTCAGGAATTATTTGACACATGGAGTATAATTAGACTAATGGATTATTCTTCATCTAATGCTGAAGAGAATGAACATTTTATCAAACATCAAAATGATCAATCCATACTGTCCCTATTATACAAGATACATAATATAAAGACATTTCCTCTTCCACTGTATGATTTGTATAAGACAAATATTATTGGATTAGACAGTGGATATTTTGAAGAAGGAGTAGTCCTTCCATTAGTTTGGGAATCTTGTTGGCACAATATTTCATATACACAAATGTGGAATAATTGTAATTCAAAGTTTAATAAGATGGTGTCCCCAGTTGAGTGTCTTTCAATGTCAACAGATAACTATGAACTATGATTAGAAGTATTGTAACCGGTGGTTGTGGATTTATTGGATCTCATCTTGTTAATAGATTGGTCGATTTAGGACATGAAGTTATGGTGATCGACAGAGTTCATCATCATGATCCAAATCCTAAAGCAACATATTATCTTATTGATCTGTCTGAGAAATATACAAAATTCATTCACCTTTTTGATAGTGTGAATAATGTATTTCATATGGCAGCAGAGGTTGCTATCTCATATTGCGTTGAGAAACCAAATGAGAGTATGGCAAATAATATGTTGTCAACTATGAATGTATTGGAGTGCTGTAGAATTCATAATGTAGATAGAGCTGTGTTTTCATCCACATGTGCTGTGTATGGTAATACAATGTTTAATCCTAATTATGAAACAAATAGTGTTGATTGTTTGAATACTTATTCAATTTCAAAGTATTCTGGAGAGATGCTGTTTAAAATGTATTATGAACTCTATGGTGTTAAGACAGTAGTCTTTAGATACTTTAATGTATATGGTGAGGGACAGCATCAGTCAGGACAGTATGCTCCTGTGATGTCTATTTTTAAAAGACAGAAGGAAAACAAAGAACCACTATCAATAGTAGAACCTGGATATCAAACAAGAGACTTTGTTCATGTATCTGATGTGGTATATGCCAATGTTCTTGCTTCTCAAAGAGAACTTGAAACATATGGTGAGGTTTTTAATATTGGAACTGGAGAGGGAACAGAAATTCAAACTATTGCTGATTTAGTTTCTGATTATCAAATAATGATTCCTGCTAGACAGGGAGAGGTTATGCATTCGAGAGCAAATATTGACAAGGTTCAAGAAACTCTTGGATGGAAGTGGAGTGTTAAAGTTGTCGATTGGATTAGGAAAAATTTGAAATGAAAAAAATTACAATTAATCTTTCATTTTATAATCAAAATGAAGTTCTTATTAAACAAGTCAATGAATGGAAATCTTGGAGAAAAGAGATTAGAGATCAATTTTCTTTTTGTATAGTTGACGATTGTAGTAAAAAGTCTGCCTTAGATGTCCTAACAGAAAATGATGGATTTGACTTAAACGATATAGATCTCTCTGTTTATAGAGTTGAAGAAGATCTTTACTGCAATATTGCTGGAGTTAGAAATTTATCTGCCCAAGAATGTAAGACGGACTGGATGGTAATTCTTGATATGGATACTTTTGTATCAGAAGAACTTGCCTCAAATATGTTGAGACTTGCCTCTTCAAGAACGGGAGAGGTATTTAAGTTTAATAGAAGAGTTCCCGGATACCCTAATCATCCAAAGAATGGTCAACCACATCCTGCAGTATGTCTTCTTAGAGTTGAGGATTATTGGAATGTTGGTGGATGTGAAGAAGATTTGGTTGGTCATTATGGGTGGACTGATCCTAGCTTTTGGTTTAGATCAACCGGAAAGTTGCACGTTATCACATACTCGGATCTATATTTAGATTACTGCCCTGAAGGAGAGGCAGATATTAATAGAGACAATTCTCACAATAGGAAGTTGTATGAAGAAAGAATAATGTATGGTGGATGGTCAACTGATTTTATTCGGTTTGATTGGAAGAAAGTGAAATGAACATTGCTATTTTAGGATCTGCCGGACAGATCGGTGCTTATCTAGAAGAATATTTAAAAGAGAAGGGGCATGATGTTATTGGTGTTGACATTGTTGAAGGTCCACAGAATGATCTTCGTGTAACACCAAACACTTATGTTGAAGGCATTATAAAGAATGCTGACTTTGTATTCTTCCTTGCTTTTGATGTTGGTGGATCTCATTACCTCAAAAAGTATCAGCATACTTTCCAGTTTATCAACAATAATACATGTATGATGGCAAATACTTTTGCCTTACTTGAGAAGTATCGGAAGAGATTTATATTTGCTTCTTCACAGATGAGTAATATGAGTCACTCTCCTTATGGTGTGATGAAGAGAGTTGGTGAACTTCATACTACAGCATTGAAAGGACTCACAGTAAAGTTTTGGAATGTGTATGGTATTGAAAAAGATATGGAGAAGGCTCATGTGATTACTGACTTCATCCGTAAGGGGTTTGAAGAAGGAGAATTTGAAATGATGACTGATGGTACAGAAGAACGTCAGTTCCTTTATGCTGAGGACTGCTGTGAGGCATTAGAGACTGTGATGGAAAACTTCACTGACTTTAAATCGGAAGACCCTCTTCATATTACTTCCTTCAGTTCTACTTCGATTAAAGATATTGCCTCAATCATTCAGGGACAATTTAATTTGATTGGTAAGACAGTAAATATTAAACCTGGTCTTGCAAAAGATAGTGTTCAGATGGATAAAAGAAACGAAGCAGATACTTACATTACTGGTTGGTGGATACCTAAAACCACTATAGATAGAGGGATTGAAAAAGTTTTTGAGGATATGAAAGGTGATTGGATTTAATCATATTGGAACGATTGGAAGATTTGGCAATCAAATGTTTCAGTATGCGGCACTCAAAGGTATTGCCGTAAATCGAGGTTTTGAATATACAATTCCTCCAGAGAACTCACAAGTTCAAATTGATAATTATGGATTATTAGAAGCATTTGAACTTACAGACAATAAAAATATTGGATGGATTGAAACTGAAAATATAATTCAGGAAAAACATTTTCATTTTGATGAGGATATATTTAATAAGTGTCCTGATGAAGTAAGTGTTTATGGATTTTTTCAGACGGAAAAATATTTCAAACATATTGAAGACGAAGTTCGTAAAGATTTTACTTTTAAAAGTAATTGGTTAGATCCTTGTAAAGAGTTTCGTAGTCAGATGGGAGAAGAAGTTATCTTCCTTCATGTTCGTCGTGGTGACCCTGGTCTTGCTGATAAGAGAGGATTTAAATGGGCATATGTAAACCTTGCAAATCAACATCCTGTGCAATCTCTTGAGTATTATGAGAAAGCACTTGCAGAGTTTGATGAAAGTCTTCCTGTAGTTGTATTTTCCGATTCGATTGAGTGGTGTAAGGAGCAAGAGTTCTTTCAGAATGATCGATTCATGTTCTCCGAACCAGAGGATACACACTCTGATGGAGCATTAGTCCCTTATCTTGATATGTGCTTGATGTCTTTGTGTGATCATGCTATTATTGCTAATAGTTCTATGAGTTGGTGGGGTGCATGGTTGATTCAAAATCCAAACAAAAAAGTAATTGCACCAAGCATGTGGT